GATTGGCATGTAGTCAAAGCAACTGAAGTAGCTGATTATTCTGTACCTACAGATATTGCAACTTATAGAGCAAATGTCAGAGCAAAGTCTAATGAAATGGAAACACAGATTAATGCTTGTACGACTGTTGATGAACTCAAAGCATTATACGAATATACTGAAGATGCCGAAGGTAATGTCACAAGACCTTTAGCTAGTTTTCCTTTAGAGGTAATTTAATATGACGTTCCCTATCTTAGGTGGGAATGGTGCAGTCGCAACTTATAGCATTGATAATTCCCTTAGATTTAATGATGATGATGATGCTCAATTAAGTAGAACACCATCAGGTACAAGTACTACTCACACATTTTCTCTTTGGATTAAAAGAGGCAATTTAAAACCTAGTGGTAGGCAAACTCTTATTGCTATAGGTGATGGTAGTGGAAATATTAGTTGGCTAGAACTTAATAATGATAGATTAGCTGTTGTATTTGATGGCTCAGGTACTTACTGGCCTAAAACAGATGCAGTATTTAGAGATGTATCAGCATGGTATCATATTTTTGTTGCTGTTGATACTACACAAGCAACAGCATCAGATAGATGTAAATTTTATATTAATGGTGTTCAATTCACAGATACAAACGGAACATTTCCACCTCAAAATCACACAGTTGATTATGATGCTTGTGTAATTGGTTATAATCCAAGTGATGAATTTGACGGATATATAGCAGAGTGTCATTTCATAGACGGACAACAATTATCACCTACAGACTTCGGTGAATTTGATAGTGCTAGTGGTATATGGAAACCCATTTCCTACTCTGGAACTTATGGCACGAATGGTTTTTATTTAGATTTTGAAAACAGTGGTAGTTTAGGTGCTGACCAATCGGGTAATGGTAATAACTTTACTCCTACGAATTTAGCATCTACTGACCAAACAACAGATACACCGACTAATAACTTTGCTACTTTAAATCCTTTAGTTTTCACAAGTGGTGGTGCAAATTATTCAGAAGGTAATGTAAAAGTTAATACTAATGATGCTACAAGAAGTGGTGGAGTATCTACACAAGGAGTATCAGTAGGGAAATGGTATTGGGAAATAAAACTTACAAGTGGAGCATCTAATTCTCAACTAGGAATTTCATATAATCCTCAAGAATTAACAAGAACTACAACTGCGGTAGGTGAAACTGCAGATAGTTGGTCTTATGTGCCACCCACAGGAAAAATTAGGAACAATGCAGTAGATTTATTTTCAGCAAGTACATTGGCTGATAGTGATATAATGAATATCGCTTTAGATTTAGATAATAATTATGTTTATTTTGGTAAAAATGGTACTTGGCAAAATTCTGGTGACCCCACAAGTGGTGCTAGTGGTACAGGTGGATTTTCTTTAACCGCAGGTGAAGAATATTTTTTTATTGGTGGTGATAGAACAATAGGTGGTGGTGCAACACAAGAAGTAAACTTCGGCAATCCCTCATTCTCAATCTCATCTGGAAACAGTGATGATAACGGATATGGAAACTTTGAATACGCACCCCCTAGTGGCTATCTCGCACTCTGTACTCAAAACCTAGCAACAGAATTATCCCCTACGATTGATGATGGCAGTGAGTATTTTCAAACTGCTTTATGGACAGGAACAGGTGCGTCTTTAGAAATTACCAATAACGGAAATTCTGATTTACAACCAGATTTTTTCTGGGGTAAATCAAGAAGTAATGGAAGTGGACATACATTAATTGACAGTTCAAGAGGACTTACAAAATATCTAGTTTCTAATGATATAGCAGGTGAGGCAACAAATTCTACCACAATAACTTCATTTAACACTGACGGATTTACACTTGGAACAGATAGTTCAACAACAATAAATTTTTCTGGAAGAACTTATGTAGGGTGGCAGTGGAAAGCAAACGCAGGGAGTACATCATCTAATAGTGATGGAGATATAACTGCAACAGTTCAAGCGAATCCGACTGCAGGATTTTCGGTGGTCACATATACAGGTAACGGAAATGCTTCACCTCAAACAGTTGGTCATGGTTTAGGTAAAAAATGTCAGACAGTGATACTAAAAACAAGAAGTGTTTCTGGTCAAGCATGGAGAGTATATCAAGATGTTGTATCAGCTAGTGCAGGTGGAAATTTATTTTTGAATAGCACAGATGCATTAATTACTAGCGACCCTGCTAGAGTAACTGCAACAAGTTCATCAACTTTTACTTTAACTGGATATACCTCACCTTATAATGGAGTCAATCAATCTGGCAGTACCTATGTCGCCTACTGTTTCGCAGAAATAGAAGGATATAGCAAGTTCGGTAGCTATACAGGGAATGGAAGTACAGACGGAACATTCGTTTATACTGGGTTTAGACCACAATGGATTATGTGGAAAAGAACTAATAGTACAGCAGATTGGGAAATATTAGATGATAAAATAAATCCTTTTAATGAAATGAAATCAACACTAGAAGCAAACACATCAGATGCAGTAGGAACAGAAACAAATGGAGTTGATATGTTGTCTAATGGTTTTAAACATAGAAACAGTTATAATTCAAATAACGCATCTGGTGGCACATACATCTACATGGCATTTGCAGAATCACCCTTCGTTTCATCAACAGCAATTCCCGTCACTGCGAGGTAAACATGAATATAGACAGTAAAACAATCGGTATTATTCTAGCAATAGCAGTTCAATCCGTATCTCTAGTTTGGTTTATATCTAAAATGGATAGTAGAATAGCCAACAATGAAAGAGATATGAAACGCATTATGGAAATGCACAAAGATTATGATAAAATGGAAAAACAAATAGACAGAATATCTTGGTTATTAGACCAAGACGCTATGGCTAAATGAAACTAGAACTGAAACTTATTCTCCCATACGTGGCCTTAATAGTTGGGTTAGGTATGTCTTGGGGGATGTTTTCAGAACGCCTCGATGCTGTTGAAACTAAGGCCGACAGAATTGCTAATATGCAAACAGATATCGCCATTATTAAAGAAAAGATTATGTGGATTGAAGAATACCTCTTAGAATCCCGTAAACAAAATATTCGTTATCCCTAGATTATCCACAATTTATAATATATACTTATTGACATATTGACGAATATGTACAAAAAAATACTAGTTATTTCTGACACTCACTTCCCGTATCACCACCCTGATACTTTCCCTTTTTTATTAAAATTAAACAAAGCCTATAAACCCGATCATGTGGTTCATATAGGCGATGAAATGGATTGGCACTCTATTAATGTGTCTCATGTGATTAATCCCGATCTCCCTAGCCCCGCTGATGAATTATTAGTTGGGCAATCCCTTTGTGGTCAACTCGAAAAAATCTTTCCTAAAATGATATTGTTAGAATCTAATCATGGTTCAATGGTCTTGAGAAGAGCAATGGCTAAAGGAATGTCTAAGTTCTTCATTAAAGACTACAATGAAATCTTAAATGTGGGTAAAGGTTGGCAATGGCAAGAACGCCACATTGTTGAAACCGATAAAGGAAGAATTATCTTTGCTCATCAATTCTGTAAAGACATTGCGAAAGCAGTAAGAGAAGCTAGTATGTCTTGTGTTCAAGGACACTTCCACACAACCAGTGAAATTAAATATGTCGCTAATGACTTTCACCTTAATTGGGGTATGAGTGTTGGTTGCATGGTGGATAAGAAGTCTCTAGCTATGGCTTATATGAAAGTCAATATGGCCAAACCTATTCTCTCTTGTGCTGTCATTACTAATGGAATCCCTTACATTGTACCTATGATCTTAAAGAACTCTGGTAGTTGGGATGGCAATATCTATCTATGAGAATCTTGCCTGGTAAGAATAAATTAATCTTTTCTGTCATTACAGAAGAAGCCGAAGAGTTCAATAAACTCAATGGTAAAAAGGGCTTAGTCGAAATCTCTGATAAAAATCTATGGATCTTATGGAGAGACCTTTGTGATATAATAGAAATGAAATGTCACAACAAGCCCGACAATCCATCATAGCCCACGAAGGCAAAATTAACAAAATATATTTAGACCATTTAGGCAATGCCACTTTTGGTATTGGACATTTGGTTCTTCCAACAGACGACTTAGAAGAAGGAGTCGAATACTCTGATGAAGTGGTCATGGAATATTTCGACAAAGATTTTGAGATTGCTTTGAATGATGCTCAATCCATTATTGATCAGAGTCTTATTCCTGAAGAGGCCTTCAATGTTTTAATCGAGATGTGTTTCCAATTAGGAAAACCTCGTGTCCTCAAGTTTAAAAGATTTTTATATCATCTCAACAAATGCGAATTTTTAGAGGCAGCCGATGAGATGGAAGATTCAAAGTGGTGTAAAGTCGATACACCCAAACGTGCTAAAGAATTAGCAGAAAGAATGAGAAACGTATGATTTGGAATTTACTAGGAACAGTAGCGAAAGGAGCAATCGATGTTATTAAAACTCGTACAGAAACTAAAAAGCTGGTGGCAGTGGCTGAACAAGAACACGTTAGACGTATGGCTGAAGGAAAAATTGAATATGAAATTGCCGCTCAAAAGCAAATGGATAATTCTTGGCGTGATGAGTGGTTTACTATTCTACTTTCTATTCCATTAATTATCGTATTCTTAGCTGTCTTTTTAAATAAACCAGAATGGGTAGTCAAATTAAAAGAGGGTTTTATAACTCTTGATGAACTACCCGACTGGTATATCTGGGCCTTGTTGGCTGCCATTGGATCATCCTTTGGACTCAAGGTTACTGACCTAGCGATCAAAAGGTTTAAAAAATGAGATGTGAAAAGTGTGGATGCTCTTGTCATTGTGAGATGACTTGTATAAACTGTGATTGTGCAGGTTGCACACATAAGGAGTAAACAATGAGCACTATTAAAGAACTAGAAAAACAACTAAGAGAAGCCAAGAAGAAAAATAGAGAAAAAGATAAGATCATCGAAGAA